CTCAATCTCTTTGATAATCCGCGCATATTCCTCACGCTTATCAATCAAGATGCCGTCGTGCGTATCAACATCAGGATTTGTTGGAGTAGGCGGAACGGGGTCGGCGTGAGCTGTAACCGCATAGGGCGAATACAGCGGATCGCCCATTACGGTCATGGAAGGAGGAACACCTAAATTTGCACTGGTGCTTAGAAACAACGCCTCCATCAGTGAAACGCCGTAGTACCCGGCGATGACAGTGACCTGCTCTGCCATGACCAAGCCACCGGGGTAAGGCTCTTCAAATACGCATAGCGCAGCACTGCCGCCATTCACAAGAATAGAATTTGCCCAAATCCATGAAAATGAAGTCCACGTATATCCCCATGCACCATCGGCAAATCTATTGGCCATGCACCAATCTGAATAATAGTGACTATCCCCATTTGGCAATAATCCACCCTCTCCCCAGTTCCATGAGGCATTCAGGCACATACTGAAAATCGAAGGAATGGATGGGTCTACGCTTGGCGGGGTCGCATCTGGATCACCGCCGCCTTGCTTAACGTAGTACGGGGCAAGGCCATCGCCTTGATATGACACTTCATAGATATTGGTTAAACCACCGCCAGTTGCGCCGCCTGCATTTGTGGCAGATGCCCAATCAAACGCAACCGCATTAGTTGACGGAGGCGGTAAGTATCTAACCGCATACCGGCTCATAATGTGGTTTTTATCAAGATTGTTATGCGTCTCAGCCACAAGCGCCTTAGTAACTGCATTGGTATAAATGGACGTACCTGAAGCCGTGTAATAGCTAATAGAAGATGCTGTGCTGGTAGCAGACCTGAAATAGTGAGTTCTGGAAAGCTGGACGTAATAAGTACCTGCATCAGTACCGATTGATTGAACAAAAGTAGGTTCGCCAATAAACAAGCCCCTGACTCTTTGCCCCACAACAATTCCAGCAACCGATGATGCGGACGTGGTGTAGTAAATCCTGTACTGCTTTGTAACATCGCTATACAGTGTTCCGGTATTTGATACCGCAACCGTACCTAGCAATGTGTTTTCCCCTATTTCGTTACTTTGCCAAACGCTCCACGGGCAGCCGATTCGACCCCATACCAGCACCTTGTTCGGGTTATTAACATTGGTTACGCCAGTGTCCTGATATGCAGCCCAGTCCCTAACTGTGTTATTTATGATGTTGTCATAGGTACTTCTATCGCCCGGAGCGTGAAATATCCGGGCGTTTGATGCTGCGCCATTCCATGTGTCAGTGTGCGATTTAGCAAAATTGATAAACCAAGCATTTGCTGCATAGAACTCCATTGACCCACGGTTAATGGATGGATAAGCAGCCTCTGCATATTTAGCCGTATAGGTCGAAAATATAACGCCCTGCAACTTCCAAGCGTCAATTGCCGCAGCGATAGCCTGAAAAAACGGAATACCAACATAGGGCGCAGTCTGACAGAGCAGCGTCGTGCCCAACTCCTCAATGTCATATATCGGATCGGTGCCAAAATCAAACGCCAGCCGCAAGGATGAATTAAGGCCACGCTTAGTTACATAGTCATTAGCATCCGTGATGGATTGCGTCATGGACTGACCATAGCTATTCGTCAACGTGCTGGAATTGACGATCATCAGAATTTTTTGATGGTTTAAGTGGTGCATTAAATCATCATCATTAAGGCTTCTTCATCATCATGCTCGGCATATTCAGCCTGTAACTGCTGGATTGCGCTCAATGATTCAAGCAATCTGTCAAAATTGATGCTTGGCGAAGGAATAACCGGCAGTTCGGTCTCTTGTGAGAATTCCTTAACGATCTCCTGAACAGCAGGACGATGCTCTGCGATCTGCTCATATATGGCACGAAGCTCGTTTTTCTTGCGCTCCTTAGCTGCGATTTCTTCCTGATATCGCTTTAATCTCCTAACGTCATCATGCGTGTCTATGACGACGATAGGAATTGGTGCGGAGCCACCTTTTAATAGCGTAAGAAGCATGGCTTATGCGTAAAACAAATCCCCTACCACATCATTCACTGCGACCGCAGTTGTGTCGTTATCAGCAGGTGCGCCCGTGATCGACAATGCAATACCAGTCGTGTAAGCAATACCACCATCAAAATGATTCTGCGCCAATCCGTTAGCGGGAATGCCAATAGTCTGAACTACGGTTGAGGTGCCTACTGTTGGCGATGTAGCTAGGTTATACAGCCTGACGTACTTATAAGATGCCGTAGTATTAGCGAAAGACCACCCGATAACACGCCCAGCCGATGCTTTTACGCTGGTGGCGTTAGTGCTTGCAGCAGATACCATGTGCTTGATGGTGGCCCCGCCTGTTGCGCTGGCTCTGTACTGAACGCCTACGTCAGCAGCTAAGTTCGTGCCCGCCGCCAGTGTAGGTGTGTTGGTTGACATTGAAACTGGCTGAGTAGCAAGCCACGCTTGCGGAGGGTTCTGATACGCCTCTGTGTATATTGTGGTTGTTCCAGCTGTGGTTGCGGTAGACAGTCTCAAGCGTAAATATCGTGCCTGTTTTTGCACTGCGTATATGTTTGCCGTGTTGAACGTAGTTGTACTAACACCTCCAACGGTAAAAATTGTGGCAGTGTTCCATGTCGCATTGTCATTAGACCATTCTGGAGTTATGATTCCAGATGTACCCATCGAAGTAAGCTGAATTGATACACCACGGTACTGAGATAGGTCTATCGTCAGCAAAACAGTGTTAATTGTGATTACACCAGCCACATTATATGTCTGAGTAGCGGCGGCGGCATAATTAACAGACAGCGCACTTTGATCTGATGCGATAACTACAGGGCTGCTGCCGGACATTGTAGTCTGGCCGACTACGGGGGTTCTTGTAACCAGAGCGGCTAAGTTGCCGCCTGATTCCAAAGCAAGAGCCGAGGTGTTCAGGTTTGTACCCGCATTTGCCGTGACTGTGCCTGATACAGGTTGAGTAACCCCAGACCCGTCCACCTTCAATGCGGTCATGCTGGCTGCACCCTGAACTGTCAGTACATCCGTAGATGGAGTGCCCGCAGTGCCTAAAGCTGGTTGTTTAGCTGCCGTAGCCGCACCAGAAGGAAGAGGAAGAGCTGCTGCACTTATTGGCTGAGTTGTTTGCCAGAACGTCCCAGTTACGGGAGTGCTTGGCATCGTGGCTATTGAAACTGGCTGAGTGGCTTGATAGAACGTGCCGCTAACAGGCATCGGATTAGTAGCTGAAACATCCGTAGCAACTCCATCCGCACCTATGCCAATTTTGACGCGCTGATACAAAACGCCGCTAATATCATCAGCGGCAATCGTCGCACCAGAGCCGGGCGTATAACCTACATTGTCAGCCATCTATCACCTATTGCATTCTATTTTGAGGTATGACTTCCACGCCAACAGCCCTACCATCAGGGCCGCGCACAATTCGTTTAGGCGCATGTAACGCCTGCATTGCATTCTGAACCTGTCCCATCGTCTGAGCGTGAGAATCCACCACGCTTTGATGAATCTCGCCCATTCTCTCAATGGCTGATTGTAACTTGTCTCCCATCTCAGCCACGGCAGCGGTCTGCAAGTCCTGAGTGGGTATATCAATGCCGGGATTGGCTGATATTCTGGCAATCATGAGCTTGGTAGCCGCATCAAGTTCTGCCTTCCACTTCTCAAACTCAGCCTTTTGCTGCTCTGTCTGCTGCGTGGCTGCAATCTTTTGCTGTTCGATCTGTTGATCTGCGGCAAGTTTCTGCTGTTCAATCTGAGCATTTGCCTGAATCTTTGCCTGCTCGACTTGCACATCATGCTGCAATCGCATCTGGTCTAGCTGCTGCTGGCCTTGTACCTTTGCCATCTCTGGATCAGGGCGCTGCTGCTGTGGCTGCTGCTTGGATTGTTCCATTACCTGATCTATAACGCCCTCAAGCTGCTTTGCCTGCTTGAATGCACCAACGCCGAACTTCATCAGCTCTATCATCATCGGGGCGAGCTGTGGCGCACCTGTGATGACTGGCATCATCTGGTTAACAAAGCCGCCCATCGCATTCAGGAACTCCATGCGATCTTGCTTGGTCTGCTGTTCGTCAAGCTGGATCAGTGAATCTGCCGCCACTTCAATACGGAATGACCGCAGAGGATCGCTCTTAATCAGCTCCAGAGCCTGCGGAATCATTTGCTGATCTACCGGCTGCATCTGGTCAGCAGCGGCATATTTCAAAATCGTTTCAGGCTGGAACTTGGTGCAGATAATCTGAGCCTTGAGCCGGATCAAGGACGTAGCAAATAACGCCACATCTTCCTGCATGGCCTTCAACCTCAAGCCTGCATATTGTCCCTTGATCTGCTGCGCTGTGGCAGTCTCAGATGCAAATGACGCACCTCGGATAATGTCCGAAATGCCGGTAATCTCATAAACCTGCTGCTTAATATCTTCGCGAGCCTGATAGCACTGACTCAAAGCTCCGGCAATCATGTCCAGCGGGAGCAGATCAATAGCGCCCTTTAAGCCGCCCTTTTCACTGAGCGCAGACCATTTGTCGACAGGGATCAGGTCATTATTACCACCTTCCGTCAGCAGCCGCTGCAAGGCTGGCTGTGATGCGTCATACACGCCTCTAACACGCAAGGCCTTAACCAGTCCATCAATGCGGTCAGAAAGAATATCAAGCTCTGCCGCTTGGTCTTGGTACAGCGTGAAATCTGGGACAGGAACAAGTGAGTCTGAGGTCGTGGTCGCAAATAGCGGTTGTGGGCATGGGAAAAACCCTTCCAGCTCTAGCGGATCGTCCCTCTCATCAATAAACTCATTCAGCGACTTGCTAAACCAGAAAACTTTCTGCTGTTCCTTGTCCCAGAGTTCACAAATCTTCGCACGATTGTTAGCCTTTTTGCTTTCGTTGTAAGCATTCAAAGGCTCCGGCCCCTGATCTAGCGGTATCTTTTTGGCCTTATCTTCGCCAAATCGCTCCACCAACGCATCGTATGACATATAAACCCAGCGCCATACTGCGGTAACTTCTTCCCATGTGCGTGCTGTGCT